GATTTGCTGCAATATCTTCTGTTGCTATTCCAATAAAATAGAGTTCGTCAATTGTATTGTCAGCAATAAACTTTGCTACCGTAATTCTACCTGTTGCACCTACTGCCCCTGTAGCATATACTGCTTGCCCATTTCTAATAGTCTCATCTGCCTTTACTCGTATAAACTGTTCTTGACCTACTTGAAGCGTAGCATTTCCTCCTTTTAATCCTAAGTCTAAAGTTCCATCTGTATCGTTCCATCTTAACACTCCTACACCTGCTGCTTGCGTAGGGGTTTGATCAAAAGTCACTTGACCTGCATCTATTTGAAACTCTCCTAAGTCTACGTTTTGAGTCGCGCCTGTGTAAGGCACTAATCCACTTAAATCTTGGTCGCCTGTATTAGTTCCGCTTGTGTTTCCTATAACTGCTAACTGAGCATCTGTAACATAGTTCGCATCTGTATCTTCGGTAATATCTCCAGTAGTTAAGACTACTGCCCCTGTTTCCCCATTTACAGAGTCTACTGCTCCGCCACCCCCTCCTGTAATTGCTACAGTTACGTCTCCACTACCGTCATCCGTTACTGTTGCTCCAGTAAATGTTATGTTGTCTACTGTGTTTACTGTTGTAACTCCGTCTGTTACCGTTAGTGTAGGGGAGTTCTCTATTGTTAGAGTTACCTGCCCGTCCCCGTTGTCTGTTAACGTTGCTCCGGAAAATATTATGTTATCTACATTCTGTACTTCTAGGGAAGCATCAGATATAGTCATAGTAATTTGAGAAGAGGCTCCGTAAACCCTTCTACTAGCCTTTGAACTTGCGGTGGGGGGTACTCCTGCCCCAACTATATATTTTATTTGGGATAAGATGTCTTCTGCCGCAGCAGTTTTATCACAGGTTATAGCCTCTCTAAATTGAGACATCAAAGCCCCAACATACTGATAATTAGATAGTAGTGTAGCGTAATCCCCTCTTCTTGAGATATTTGCTGCGTATACTTTTTCTCTCAGTAAATTAATATTATCGTATAGGTCACAAAGAGTATTTTCTTCGTCTACTTCAATAGGTTCGTAACCTGATCCAATTTCTTGATAAGTAAAATCAATATAGTTACCTCCTGCGTAAGGTACTCCTAGAATAGTATAAGTTACATTATAGTTTACTGTTGCTTGTGATGCACCCGTCCATACATTATTTGTTGTAATGTATAAATCATACTCTATATCTGTTGTAGTAGATACTATATTGCTTTGGTTACTTCCTGCGGGGTATTTTAAGGTAAATGTTCTTGTAGAAGAAGTTACGGTGCTATTTGCAGGGGTGTAGTTTGTGTTGTCGTCTAATCTAATGTACGGAGAGTAGATGTCTACTTCTTGGTTTATAATAGGATTAAGTTCGCTTACATTAAAACCTATTTGTTGATCATCGCTTGTACCTACAGAAGCCTCAAATATAATTCTATACGTCCCTTTCTCTATCTCATTGTTTGAATCTAGGGGCATATAGATATCTGTATTTGCAACCCCTAGTAGTATGTCCGCAGTACCCCCAGATAAATTATTATAAATATCTGTGCCGTTATATTGTATTTTTAGCTGACCTGTATCAGCACTGCCAGCTGTAACAATTAGCTTATTATCAGTAGTTTTACTACCTTGTCTTAATATCTTTACAGCTATAGCCATGTATTTATTTTTAATAAAAAACAAAAATAATTTACATATGCCACTTTCTTTTGTATATTTGCATACTCAGTTAATTTTTACATTTGTTGCTGATAAACCCGGAAAGTTCCACATTTTCGGGTTTTTTATTTAATCCTTTTAGATATTCCTCCGCTATTGCTGTACTTAGGTAGCCAATCATTTGCCGAATAGACAAACTCTTCTTTCTGTTTTACCTTCTTTGTAGCTATTAGTGCCATGCCCGCTGACATAGCGCAGTCATACTCTGTTCTATTATTAGGTTCAAACTTCTGCCAGTCACTGATTAACTCTAAAAATGGACAGAATCCAAATGATTTTGTTTCGTGATTAAATCCTAAGTAGTCTGAGATATGAGCTTGTGTAATACTAGATAGTGCTTCGCCTGCATCTGCACCTGTCATTGGCATACCTCTTGATCCTTTTACTCTCTTTTTTGTTGATTCAGGGTCTAGCGGGTTATACATACAGTATCCATCATATCCTCTTTTGTGGAATGTATCTAGTACACCATATACGTTTTTCTCGCACAAGAATGGAGAAGAATACATTACACACTGCATTATCATATCCTCTGCCTGTTCGTGGGGGTGTTCGGGTCTAGCTAAATACTGGCATACCCAAGACATCTTCATATTCGGAAACTTGTAGTGAGATTCTAATATAGTATGTGCAGCACCCATAGAGCCTTTGCCCGTAACTTGTCTGTGTGCAAAAGGGTCAGCCCCTGTCTTACAGAAATCCCTTGTTGGAGTCCAGTGTGTGCCTATCCTTTCTTTTTTGTTTCTGTCTTCTTCTGGGGGGAGCCATGCAACTAGCCACTTACCATTATCTTCAGGGTAAAATACTACTTCTGAATCTTTTATACCATCTTTCCATTGGAAGTTTCCCCTTATTGGTTGGTCTATCGGGTCGAGTGCCATCGAATGTCTGTACTGCTCATACAGCTTTCTTTGGTTGTAGTTGTTGGAGTTTCTTCTGATGGCAAAGCAGTCATCAATATTTCGTGGGAATTTCCTCTTCCAATCTAATAGGTCTTCGCCCTCAAGTGCTTTCTCTTCGTTATCTAACCATTGAGATGCTAGTTCTATCTTTGAGTATCCCCATTCGTCAATGAACCCGCCCTCAAATAGCCCGTACTCGGCAGGAAAAAATAGTCTTATGATAGTAGAGTTAGTCCTTCCGTTTAGGGACAGTTTAGAAGGGTCTGAAGCGTCCCAAATCTTTTTTGCAGCTTCTCCTCCACCTTTCTCCATTTCTTCTACTGTAGTAGCCCAAAATGCAAATCCTACTTTCTTCCTTCCTACTACGCAACAGATTTTAGTAATTTGCTGTGTCTTGTATGAATCTGAATCTTGGCGTTTACCGAACTCATCTTGGAATTGGAACGTGGTACGCAGACCATCCATTGCAGCCTCTGTAGACGGGAAAGCATATATCCTAGAGTTAAGTACTTCTTTATACTCCCTTTTCTCCCCTTTTGTGCTTTTTCTTTGGGGTTCTGAGAACATAAGCTCTCGACTTACGGTAGTATATCCTGTATCAATGGGTTTAAGGAACGATGGGAGCCTTTGCCAAGAAGATACTAGTTTACCCAACAAAGACTTAGAGTCGCCATCAGTCTTAGATTGTATACCGAACAGCGCATTATATTTCTCTGTTGTATCGAAGTATCCATGTCCTAATCCAAGAATAGACTTTCCGGAACGTCTTGTTCCTAAATAGGCTAGTCCTGTATGCTCTTCGTGGCCTCTACCCCACCAAATAGCATAGCTTATGTCTCTGTGTAAGTCTACAAACTTAGGGTTTCCAAACCCACCATCCATGTCTTCAATCGGAATAAGCCAATAGTTTAGGATCATGTAGTGGTGTCCTGTAACCCATTCTAGATTGTCTCCGTTATAAAACCAAAATCCATTCCTTCTTCTTTCCCACATCTCATCCGTATGCTGTACTCTCTTAGGGTCACTTAGCGGCATAGAGTCAATGTCTTTTATATAAGACTGATCTAAATAAGGGAAAGTTCTTTCTGATTTAGGAAGTCCATAGTTAGCTATAGACTTATAGTCCTTCGGGGGTTCAGGGAGTTCAATGTCTATATCCCATACACAGTTCTTTACGTCTTTACTGAAGTTTCGATTTCTGTTGAAGTTATCCCACGCAAGCTTGCATTCTTGTTTAGGTGTCATCTTACTTCTTTGATATGTAGGACTCTAAAGAACCTTCTTTAGCTGAAACTCTTTGTTTTTCTTGCTCTCTTAAGATAGTAGTATCTATCTTAGCTAGGATGTTTTCTAGATTGTTTGTGAGATTCATAGACTCCTTACCCCAAATAATAAAGTTCTTAAATGGTGCGGAGTCTTCCTTAAAATCTATATCGGTGTTTTCTATCTCCTTCGATAGCTTACTTATCTGTGATTTTATTGAAAAGTATATATCACAGTAAGGGGAATTGTAAAAGTCTTTTAGTATAGACTTTGCCTTCTGTTCTGACAATTTATCAATGTCTTGTGCTTTCATTTTAAGTTTAATTTATAAACCCAAAACTACAAAGTCGACATTTCTATTTTTTGTATTTACCGCCTCTTGCTCTCTTGTCTCCTGGGCTGTCTGATTTAGACCCCCTATTGGCAGCAGAACTTTTTAACCGGAGTCCGTTTTTTGTGTGGGCTACGTCTTTACCTTTTACAGATTTACCATTTCTTTCGGCAGTCTCTCTAAATTTTTTTCGCTCGGCTCTACTTGCGTTTTCTGTAGCTTTATTCTTTTTATAGTACGCTCTTCCATAGGCATTTTTTTTGTCTCTTGATGCCTTATTCTTTTTGTAGTTTCTTGCAGACTCAGATGCCATATTATTTCTTTTTTTCTTTTAACCATGCTGTCGGTACTTTATCCCCGTCAGCCCATTTAATATTGTTTTTGTCACACCACATTGCGTAACTTGTTTTTGATACTTTAGATAATTTTACATTACTATTCATAAATAGCATACGTATATCTAAACTAGGATTCTGCTCTATTACACACAACATCTTTGCTCTGTCTGATGCAGTAAACCTTCCTTTAGCCTCAACTATTATACCATTAGGTAATATAAAGTCTGGGGTGTATGTCCTAACTTTTATAGGAGGAATCCATTTAAGCTTTAAAGTCTCGTAGGATATATCCTTTGGAGAATTCTTTGCAATCCTAGCTTCGTATTTTGATCTGTAAGTAGCCACTAAGAACCACAAGTTAGGCAGCCCTCATCGTCTATGTCACAAGACATATTGAATGGTGCAATTACTGGTTTTGTTTTATCTTGCTCCTCTGCTTGTTTAAGAAGGGCTTCTAGTCCGTTTGATTCCTCTGTAATGTTTGCCATGCTACTTCTTTTTGGCTGTCTTAGCAGCCTTTTTAAATTGTTTAGTGGTTGGCGCACCTTTGGTTCCAGGCTTTCTCATTTGCTCCCCAGAGCCTTCTTTAATCCTTTTGCGCTTGGCGTGAATGTTTGCGTATAATCCTTTTTTCATATTGCTATTTTTTTGATTTAGCTCCAGAACACTTCCATCTTTTTCTTGATAAGTTGTTAGGTGTGTTCGGGTCATTCTGTTTTGCCTTAGGTAATCCTTTTTTTATGCCAAGGCTTCTAGCACAGTAAGAGTCGCCTTTAGATGTTCCAGGTTTAACTCGTGGGCCACCTCCTTTAGCTTGACCTGCTTGACCATAGCTAACTTTTTTTCCAGACGATGTTATCTTTACTTTTGCTTTTCCTTTCCTAGGTGTTGCCATCTTATCTCAGTAACTTAAAGGTAAATCTTATGCCTAGTATAACTAGTACTATTAGCAGCAATGATACAGCAATACCCTTGACATTATTTGTCAATTGCTTTACTATGCCCTGCTCCCTTACTACAACCTTATCAAATGGTACTTTGACGACCTGAATGACTGTATCACCCTTGCACTCCCCTTGGATATGTACTGTATCACCAACCTTAACGTACTTAATTCGTAGCTTGTCTCGATATACATAAGTAGTATCGCCAGGAATATCAATGAACGATGTATCAATCTTGACTTCTTTAGTAACAATGCTAACCGTGTCATATAGTGTATCTTTTTGTAGTAGCTGGGGGTATTTAATTGTTAGTTTCTCTATCTTCCTTTCGGCCTTACGGAGCTTTTTCTCCATCTTGCCTTCAAATGAACAGCTAGATAGTACGAGTGCAAATATACATATTAAGTAATTAAGCCTCATCGAGGTACTGTATTGTAACTTCCTTGCCATCCTCAAGTGCCTTGGCGACCTTTGGGTACATCTTCTTGTAAGCGTCAACACTTCTACCAATCACTCCGCTAAGGTCTGCTGTTTCTCCTACTAAAAGGCATCCTTCTGTATGCTCGTCCGTGTTGCCTGTGTGTATAAGTATCCACTGAAAGTTTGGTACGTCCTGTACGTGTAGCATACCTTTATGCATAGAACCATACTTTGCGGCATACTTTGCGTGGAATCCCCCTTCTTTTCTGAACTTGATCTTGTATGTTCCTGCGGGGATTCTTGTCTCTCCCTTTACCTTAACGTCTCTGTGTTCGTCCTCTAAAGTAAAGCACTGAAATACTCCGTCAATAAACATTGCGCCTACTGTAGCGTCTCCTGTGTCGTGCAGTCTTTGTACTCTAATCTTCATCCTTTTCTTTTTTGCCGAATATTTCTCCTGCGGCAGATATACCAAACGTACCTAATGTAATGTAAACAAATGAGTTAAAGATTATGTCATTTATTACTAACTCTTTACCCCATATACCTGTACCAATATCTACAGCCGCAAATAATGACATCATTGCAAACGAAAGAAATCCTACAATGTTCTTTTCGTTGTACTTGTTCCTGTTGTTGAATATATCCCAGAACGCCACGGCTAATCTACTTTTGGTTTTCTTGAAGATACTCTAGACTTAGCAGCGTGAATCACCCTTTCTTCTAGTCTTGCTATTGTAGCAGTTTGCTCTAATAGTAGCTTATTGTATTCCTCTAACTTTTCTCTAAGTTCTTGGATTTCTTTACGAAGTTCTGCAATAGTTTCCTCGTGCTGTCTTACAATGGCCGCAGCCTGTAACGTACTCATTAACCAGTCTCGCTTAAAGTATCCGAAGATAATTAAACCAAAGAATATCACTGTTGATACTCCGTACTGTTGTACTAACTCTAGTACGCTCTTTAGTAGTTCCATGTTGTTATTAAATATCTAAGTTAGGGTCGTTCATTACAATATCCTCAATGCTTACAATATACTGACTGATGTCTCCAAGGATACTTTCAATATGTTCGAGTTTATCCATGTTGTATCTAAATGTATCTGTAGGTAAATAGTTTTCTATTCCAACTATTACATCTGTGTCTACTTGTTTGTTTAATGGGCTGGGTAAGTTAATTAAATCCATACTTAGGGTCTTATGTTATTTACAAATAATTGGTAAGAAGCTTCAAATGCTTGCACTTCCGCTAGACTCATGCCCTCTGCAATATAATGCCCCATACATTTATCAGTAGAAAAAGAAGTAACAGTTCCGTTTGAGTTATACGCACAGTTTATACCCATTTTTGCGTTAAGCAGTGCAGTTGAGATTGCTCCGCTATATATTTGTGAGCCTGTTTGTCCGTTGATCGATACGTAGCCGTTTGTTGGGGTTGTTATAGAAGAAAAGTAAATATTACTCCCTAATGTAGGTCTAGTACCTCTAGATTGCTGTGCTGAAGTGTTGTGGTAGCCTATCATTTGGTTACTAGTAATATAAGACCCATGAATAATACTACCTTGGTACAATCCATACTTTATACCTTGACCAACTGGATTAAAGTTATCGTGAAAAAATCCCCATTGGTGATCTCTATAGTTACTCACTATACTTCCGTAGTTTGCGTCAGTTAACATATACTTGGTAGCACCATCTCCTGTCCAACCTTGCACTGGATCTACATCACTATTAAGTATGTTTTGCTGAAAACATAGGTTTGTTGTTATTGAATCTACTAGTATGGAGTTGGCTGTTCCTCCTATCATAGGAATTAATCTTCTAACTTTAGATAGGTTATTAGAAAGCTTTTCTCGAAGAATAAAGTCGTTATACTCGCCCTTAACATTTTCTGCTAATGTGCCACCTTGAGCCTCTACAGCAGAGAAATAAGCCGCTGCTTCAGGTTCATAGCTACTACCTCCACCAGGGGCTTGCGGTATTACCGCGTCTTGCCCAAGGTTAGTAAATACTTGTATCCCCTTATATTTAATTCCTAAGAATGCCATTTTGTAAAATAAGAGTGTAAAACTACTTTACTAAAATGGTGTTTTTTTGTAGTTTACTTATACTTAGAATTAAAGAAAATATTACTCTTGTAAGTATCGTTATCCCAGTATAAATCTTCATCAAAAGCTTTGCAAACAGTAATAAGCTCTCCAATTGTTTTTGGGTAAGCTTGTATCGGCTGTCCCTTGCTTATAACTGCACACAACGGACTATCTCTTCCTAAATCATATACCGAAACTGAACCACTGTTACATACTAAGTATTTTCTGTAATTGGCCTCTGTCAATGGCTTAGAGTATATGCTAATTATATCAATAAGCTTTTCTCTAAATTTTGTGGGGGTTCCTCCTAGTTCTTGGATATACTCCTCAAAAGGGATTGCTAAATGTGTTCCTACTGACATCTTTTATAGTTTACAAGTAATTGTTATTGGTGTGTCTACTAATACTTTCCACAAAAATTCTTCCCCGCTTCCGTTCTCTAAAGTACCAAAAATCTTTGCCTTTATAATTCCGTGGTCAGTTATATAATTCTCGTCTATTTCTATTCCTGTGATTACTATAGGGTTAGCTCCTTTTTTAAGGTATGTATTCCCAACAGTAAATCGTAAATCTTCCTTTGGGTTTGTGCCAACGGTTATTTCGTGAATGTTATCGTTATCTATAAAGTGTACACTATGATCCATAATACTATATTTAAGAAACAAATATAAATAAAATTATATTTAAAATAACAATATACGTATAATTTTTTTATCTTTGATATTATGAAAATACTTTCAATCCAATCAACTGAATCAGGTGTATACTATCACAGGCAATTTATACCTCACTATCATTGGGTAGATTCCGGAGACGATCATGCGGATGACTTTGTTGCTATTGTAGAAACAAAGCACACTGATAAGATAGAATACTTGATAAATAATCATCACTTTGATATCGTTCAGTTTTCTGTAGGGATTGTAGGTGTGCCTGGTATGGATATGTTTATTCCTTATATGAAAAGGAGAGGCTCTAAAATTGTACTTGACGTAGATGATAGATATAATCTAAAAATAAGAAAAGATGTAAAAAAGTCAATTGAGACTGCTGATGCAATTACTACTGTATCTGAGAATTTAGCTAGGTACTACTTTACTCACTGTAAAATAAAAAAATACCCATACGTAATTGAAAATGGCATTGACTCTGAAGTAGACCAATTTAAACACGTACCTGTTGATAACGATGAAGTAGTGTTTGGGTATTTAGGGTCTACTCGTCACGAGGCTGACTTGCTGTCAATGCGTTATGATTTCTACGATAATAAGCTGTTTACTGTTTGTAAAGAATACTCTGACTTGCTTTGTGTAGATAAATGCAGTGGGTTAAAGAATTACTTTGAATACGCTTGGGAATACAATGGTATTGATGTAGCACTTGCGCCACTTGTCCCTAATCCTTTTAATGAAGGAAAGTCTTTTTTAAAGGTGATTGAGGCAGGGTTTAAGAAGAAGGCAATTATATGTACAGACACCGAACCTTATAATAGAAATATACACAGCGAATTTAAGGGCGTTATAGACCTTATTCCTTACGGTACGTCTTGGGAGCAAAGAGTTAAATCTTACAGCCTTACAGAGGCTAAGGAGAAGGGTGAGAGGCTTTTTGAACTCGTGCAACCATTTGAAATTAAAAACCTGAATAAAAAACGTAGAGAAATCTACCAATGGATAATAGAAAAACACTAAAATTATGTTAAAAGACATTAAAAACTTCTTGCCTACTAATGCCTACTTTGTAAAGGTAGATATGGAGGCTCCTAAAACCTACACTACTGAAAACGGTTTTGAATTTTATCATCCGGATAATGAAGGAGATATTTATCAGAATAAGCCTTTTCATGGTGTTCTTTGTAACGCGCCTAAAAATTGTATTATCCCTATTGGAGAAACTGTCTATATGCACTATCAATCATTCGATACTGCTACTAAAATAGATGGGGAATGGTATTACATTATTAAAGATGATGCCATACTTGGTTATGGGGATATAGGCAGTATTCAAGCTTACAAGAATATACTGGTAGAACCAATAAAAGAAGAAGTAGATAAATCTAAAATATCAGTAGATGTTTCGGTAGATGAACTCGTGAATGCTGTAGCTGCTTCAAATAAGCCTAAGGCATTTACATCTAAAGCAGTTGTACTGTCTGTTTCACCTGAGATAGATTTTGTTAAGGTGGGGGATACAATTGAGTACCCTAAAGATTTGGATTGGGAATTTATAGTAAACAGAACCGTTTACTTTTATATCAAATGGACTCACCAAATTATCAGAGTTAATGGAGAGTTAGTGAACGACTACAACGAAATAGTTCCTCAGCCAGCTAACATTGAGAAGTTTGGTCTAATACTCCCAAATACTGAAAGATTCAATGAATGTATTGAAGGTAAGTTTGAGGGTAAAAGGATTTTACCGGACAGAAAAAGAATTGAACTAAGTAAGTATATCAAGAGCCAATTTATATTTGGTCACTTAGAGTAAAGTAATCTCCTACTTCTTTATTAAACCATAGGTGTGTATCTCCTACTTTTACATGACCTTTAGCATAAAAGCCTACGCCCTCAAAGTGTAGGTTTTTTGTTATGACCCAATCCTCAATCATTGTTATTTGTACTTTCATTTTATTTATCGGTTAGTACTCAGCATTGCTCCGACACAAAGACCTTCCAATCTTCAGGAGAAATTTCTGAAATGCTAATTAAAGTTACTTCATACATATTTGGGAACTTCTTGTTAGAAAGTTCTATACACCTTTTAAAGGTAGGATGTCCGTATGTAGTTTGAATATCAAAGCTGTTAAAACCTATTGTTCCGTTCGGATGTTTACCCATTGTACAAACGAAAAAATAACGAGTGCTAACAACACCTATATTCAATTGCGGGTTTTGTGATTTATTTGTGTTCATATTTTCTAATTTAATTTTGTTAATAATTCAAGTTTCGTGCTTCTAAATCCGCAACTAAATATAGCTGCAAAACGTTGTGTACCATTAAGGATGAATGCCGCCCCCATGCACATCATCATCGTCACTTAACCATTCAAAACCATCTGTTATTACGGCTATAATTACAAATAATCCTATTACTATTAATCCTACAATTCTATACCATTCCATATTTTACTGCTGTTTCATTTTATTCCTGCTTTTTCTAATGCTTGTATAAGTCTTAATCTTTGTTCATCGTAAACAACCTCGCTGTAAGGTCTTTTGTAACACGCCCAAAATACTTCTGTTAAGTCCTTTTCTAAAAGAAACGCTATCTTTTCCATTTGGATTATTGTAAAGTATTCCCAAGGTCTAGCAAGTGCTTTAATGTACTCGTAACTATCTTCTAATTTTATAATTTTTCTGACTGTCTCTTGGGTGAAATCCCTGTCATAGTGTAGCCACTTCTCTAGTACTGACCTATATGTTTTAGTTTCGGTCTTCATAGTATTTTGTTAAATATCTGAATATTCTATCTGCATCCTCAAAGTCTTTTCTTCCATCTATTGACTGTGCTTGCTGTATTGAGATTATTCTGCATATTCTATTGTAGATGTTTTTAATCATTTTATTTATTAGTTATGTGCAATACTACTCTCGGTAGTAATCATATATTTCGATAGTTCCTTCACCTACAATTATTTCGCCCCATTTATCCGCAAATTGGATTAATTCGTTTAGGTCTTTTATTTCAATTGTTGGTTTACCTAAAATTATAAAATTTTTATAGTCATCGCTTGGCTTAAATGTAAATCCAAGTTGCTCAAGTTCGGTTCTTCTTTCTTTGTTAGGGTAAAAGTACCCAGATGTAGTTATTGTAAATTTCATAAAGTACTGTTCAATATCTAAAACAAAGGTAAAACAAAAATCCCCAACAAAACAAATTCGTTGGGGATTATTCTGTAAGTATTTACTCTATCAGATTATAACAGTCTGGCTGCTAGGGCTTTTTTGTTTTTCTCTACGTACTGTGTAAGGTTGTCTTTTCCTTTGATTTGCTTTCCGTCTATCAAAAAGAAAGGTGCTTCCCAAGAAATGATTTTCTCTTTTTTCAACTCAATCATAAGCTCCTCTGTATCAATTTCAGATAGTTTCTCTGATGCACTTGAAGCCCCTTTTGTGATGGTATTGGCATCTTCTGCTGGGGTGCTTGTTTTGTTGATTAATCGAGTAATCTCTTTCCACACTGTAGCGTAGTTGTTATCAAAAGATACTTCTGCTAGATGTTCTAACGGCTCTTTATTTAGTGGGGTGTCTAGGATTTGTCTTCCATCTGCCCAAGAAACTTGTTGACCCATTACTCTAATTACTCCTCGCTTTACAGCAAGTTTAGCATCCGAGTATCTTGAAATAATTGGACTATCCAACAGCTCGATAAATCTTTCTGGGTTAGCTCTTGCGTATGTATCTACATCCCAAAGAACTAAATCTGATTCTTTATCTGTTGAAAAACCTAAGTACTCTGCAATTGGTACAATCTTAGTTAAGAAATCTGAGTCGTAAACAAATCGAGATGCGTTAATTACTTGCTTGTTCTTTTTGTTAAGCTCTTGTGCAATCTTAGCTGGGTTTCTTTCTCTGAACATTGCTTTCTGTCCATCTAATCCCCAATGTTGATTTTGTTCGTTTGCCGGGTGATTTCTGAGGAACTCTAATAGATTTTTTTGTGTAGGATTTACTGCGAGAATACCATCTGTAAATTGTGGCTTAGACATTATTCTCCACAGTTTTACATTTGGATCAAGGTCTTCGTCCTGAATATCTTTAAATGGAGATTTATGAGATTTTACGTATCTGATAGTTCTTATATAAGAATCTCCATCCTCATCTTCATATAGCATGATTGCCTCAGCACCTAATCCTAATGATCTAATTGAGTTTCTTCTATTACCTAGAGAATCTTCGTAGCTGCTTTTTAATGTAGTGCATAGCTCAAAAACTACTGTTTGATTTGGTTTCATTTTTTAATTTTAAATTGATTGTAAGAAAAAGAAAGAAAGGAGAGGCATAAGCCCCTCCTTTAATTTTAAATGTATTATACAAATAATCCGAAACGGTTAAGTGCAGATACTTCAAGACCACTATGAGACAAGAAGTGTACTTCGAAGAAGTCATCACCGCTAGTAGCAGCGTTCATTCCTTTACCTGTAACCCATTCCATGTAATCTCTACCTTCCATAGACACTAATTGAAGTGATGGAACAGTAACACCTGAAGATGAGTTCATGCTGTTATAAACAACAGTATTATCCATAGGAATTACAATACCCATACTACCGTAAGGTGCATTAGATGCGCCAAGGAAATTAGGATCAGAGAAGATGTCAAGAACTTTAGGTGCAAATTTGAATCCACCAAACTCGATAGCATCAACAGAGAAGCTAACTGTTTGATCCATACCTGAAAATGAAGCGAATTCAACACCTCCGTTTTTCAAGAAATCGTTTTGCAATACCATGTAGTCAAAATCAATCTTGAAGTCGTGACCACAGTAAACCATATTTTCTCTAGAACCGCGATTCTTTTGAAGTGATTTAGTCATGTTCTCTAAATCAAGTAGGGTCATGCCTCCAATACCAGCACTTCCAGCAGCAACAAGTTCTACGTTACCATCAGCAGAGATTTGTGGGATCAAACCTTTAGTAAATGTAACAGAGTTACCATCACCAAAAGAAGTACCACCTGTTACTGAAAGACCTGCCAAGTTGTTTTGGAAATCTTCACCAGTAAGCAAAATCGCTTCTCTTTCATTTAAGAAACGGTGATACTCATCTTTAATACCTTGTAGATACCAAAAATAACCTCTTTCGCCATTCTTACCTGTAACTTCAATCCAAGACTTAGTAGCTGATTCAGTACCAGTTACTTTGTGACTTCTACGCATAATTTGAACGTAGTTGCTGTATGAAATCATACGGCTGTTTCTTGAATCAGGAGCAGATGATCCTTCAGGGCTTGCCTGACCTTTGATGATAATTTCATCATTAACTGCGATAGCACCTAAACTTCCATTAGAAGGTACTGCTGTAATTGCAGAACCGTTAACAGTTTTTACCCAAAGAGTCTGTCCATTTACTTCAAGAACATCATTTACAGAAATATTGCTATTGCTGAAAGTTGTTGATGAATTTACTGCGTAAGGAGACTGAGTTGTATAGTCGTAGTTACTTGATGCAGTTGCAATACTAAGCGTAACTGTAGCTGCTGTTTGGGCGGCTGCGGAAACTCCAACTTTTGCAACACCGTGAATTCTCTCTTGCTCGTAGTGAGAAAATTTTGGGTTGTTTACTGTTTTCTTGTTTCCAAGAAGTTCCATAAGACCTGTTACGTCTTGACGACCAAATCGTTGTACGTACTCAGATGATTGCTCTGGCTTGTGGAAACCGTTAGCTAGAGACAATGAGTTTAAATAGTTATATTCCGTTGCTACTTTAGTAGTTGCCGGACTTAAAGACGTTACTGCCATTTTTTAGCGTTTTTTTCGTGTTGTTTGTAAAAGATACTGCTCACGAATTTGGTCTTCCATGCTTTTTGCGATTTGTCGCTTTTGTGCTGATACATCTTCTGATGCATTTTCAATGACATCTGCAACTTCATCTTTACCCACAGAAATACCCTGTTCGAAAACAGTTTTAATAATGTTATCAAAGTCGTAGATTCTTGTCATATCTCTTCTAAGTCTTTCAAAATCAATGTTACCTTCTTTAACATAATTGTCAAGGAAGAACGACTCATTGTTAATAATAGAAGATTCTACAAACTTCTTTGTTTCGTTACTTGGAGCGTATTTAATCTCCAAATTTTCTTTGAGCTTTATAGGTTCTTCAGTGTAAGACTGTACATTCTTTCTTACGTCTAAGACGAATGCTTCTCTTGCTGCCTTACTCTGAGCTTCCATTTGCTCCTTTTCTTGAAGATTTACTTTGGGAAGCGTTAGCTTCTCTTTGTGCTGTTTTAGCTTAGTAGTGCTTCTAACAGCATCAATTGATAAATCTTCCATTGCCTCTTGATACTCAGTATCGTTGGCATCAAATGAACTATCAAAAAGTACAGGATAACTTCTTTTAAGAAGTCTTTGGATTTGAGTTTTATTCAATGTTGGGTTCTCTATCTCTAGTTCAAGACGTTTAAGTTCCAACGCATCCTCTACTTTAGTAGTGTCAAATTTCTCTATATCTGTAACTTGCCATTTCCAGAAATCTTCTGAGTCAACATCAATTCCCGCTGCGGCAAGTTCGTTTAATTTTTTAATTGACTCATTAGCAAATTTTGGTTCGTTTTGTACTTTGCTTTTGTACTCTTCCTCAATTTGCTGTCTAAGCTCTTGTTCTAATTGCGCCCGTAAGTCGGCATCTGTTGTAGTCGGTGCTTCGGCTGCTGGTTTCGCAGGCTCTACAGGTTCTACAGGCTCAACCTGATCAAACACTTCCGGATTCATCGGTTCTGGAGCATCTACAGCATTTAGAGTATCTCCAAATTGCTCTTGTAGAGCTTCCGTCAACGACTGCTCAAATTTGTTCATATTTTCTCTTGATTTAATTTGTATATTTGCTACAAAATTATTAAAGGTATCCCCATAAAATTTGTAAAATGGATAAAGAAACTATACTTAAAATAAATAAGTCTCAGTTAGCCAAAGGTTTATTTGGTTTACGTAAGTCAAAGAACTTAACTCTTGAAGATTTAGCCTTCTATCTTAATAAGGATATTGCTTATCTTTCTCGTATCGAGAACATGAAAACATCTCCTAGATTAGAAACTATATCTGATATTTTATCTTTCTATGATATTACTATTAAAGAGTTCTATGATAAACTTGATCAATATCTTTAAGCTGTTGGTATTGTAGGTGTTACAGATGGCATACGGGATCCGCTTGCTTTAGGTAAATCTATTTTATCGTAAGCTGTAGACTCTCCGTTAGATTTGTTCTGCATACTTACTTTATTGTTTTCTACCTCCGCTGCCTTTTCGATAAGTTCTTTCTTGCCGTCAAGTTCTAAAGCAATAGTCTTACGCTTTTCATCTTCAAGCTGAGTTTGATTTCTTAATTCAAGGTCATACTTCAATTGAAGGTTTTGTGCATCTAGTTGTGCTTGAGCCTGAGAAGATTGCATTTTAGCTTGCTCTGCTGCCTGGGCTACCTGGGCCTGCATTTGTGCATTTTGCTGTTGCATTAATTGCTGCCTCTTCTCATTTTCTTTCCTTCTTCGCTTTTCTCTTACAGAAAGTAGTTGCTCTGCCTTATCGACATCTTCATCCATTACCCTGCGAATAGCAAAGACATCTTCTAAATTAATCATTTGGTTTTGAAGGGCTAACTCAATCTTAGCATCTAAGAATGCTTTTTCCTCTTCTTCCGGAAGCATCTTAATACTGATAGCAAAATCACTTGTAGTAAGATCAGTTAAACCTAATTGCTTAACTACTTCCTCCCCTACCATTGCTTCAAATACAGGTAGATTGATTTTTCTTCGTATTAATTGCTGTGCTAACATTGCTACTTGTCTTCCAATGTCCTCGTTCATTTTAAGGTAAGCATTGAATAAAGTCTTAAGTGCATTCTTAGTTCCAGCAGCAGAAAGCTTCTGTACGCCTACCGCAGCCCTTTTATCGGCTTGGGATGAGTCTACTGCGTCATTCATACCAACAGTCTCTTTCATGCGCTCTACGGTAGCTATATAAGCTTGAGAGAGAAGCATGATGCTGTTGTCTAAACCGTTTGGTAGGTTTGTAACAGCAGGCTGACCTCCTGTTATTGATGTACCATCTTCTCTGAGGGCTTTGTAGTATATGTCTCCGATTTGATCTCGCATAGATCTAGCATCGAGTGGTGTCATTCCACTTAATCCCATACCCTGAAGTCCCCCAATTACAGCATCAATATTAATTGCGTATCCAGAAGGTGCAGCTTTACTTATTATCTGTTGCATCTTTAGTTGGATACGGATAAGCTCATCAGCGTAAGGAATCATCTCCTCTACTTTTGACTTATTCTCCATGTCGTAGATGTCTGGCGCATTTATAATGAAACCTAATGAAGTATTAGTACTGAATTTACCATTCAATCTTTCGCGTATAATATGCTCTTTTAAACCAAAATCAAAAATATAGTCTGTATCTACAATGTACTTACCTGTATATACATTTTTAATCTTTTTGCTTCTTGTTTCTTTTTCCGCTTTTGAGTTCTTTGGGTCTTCGTTGATCAGCGTTTTATAACCGCCATTCTTCGCTTTTACTTTAGTAAGGCTAAGAGTGTCAGTAGAAAACATTTCAAAGTCTAATACAGATACTTTGAACTTGTCTACTTTTTCCCAATCAAAGTTATTGTCGTAGTACCTTTTATTTAGGCCGTCCCAATTAGAGTTTCCGTACTTACCTGCTACTGTCTTTGCAATTTTAAATAAGTCTTCCTCTGTTATTTGCCCATTGGATATCACTCGTAAATCTTCCAAGGTAATCTCATCTAGTACCCCTGCGTGCTTAATGTCCTTAAAATCAGGACGTTTAGTGTAAGAAGTTACTAGGTCTACTGGGTCAATGTACTTTACTTGTATGTTTTTATTTTCATCTAGGCAAACTCTTGCCGCAACTATTTTAATATCAATAAGGTCTTTTGATATTCTGTCGTTGATGTAGTCAATGTCGTTGTCTTCAAGAATAGCTTTTGTAATGCTTTCCATGGCAATACACTGTGCTAACTTGAAAGACGATTCCATCATTATCTGAAGTTCGTCATCGTCCTCTGGAAGATTGTCTTTTGATTTTACTATTCCCTCTTGCTCCAAAGGCCCCAGCTGTTCTTTTAGAACCATCTCGGCCTTAATAACCTTTTTTTCTCTGTCGTACTTTGTAAGGGATGTAGAATCTACAGCTTTAAAGTCTAGCTTAAAAGGCTGGTTAATCATTTGACCCCGCATTACCTCAACTAATTTAGGTAGTGGGGTAGATACTTGCCAATCAAAATTTAAGTAGGTATTGTCGCCATCAATAGAGAACTGTTGCTTGAATTTCTCAATTGACTGTAAACCAGCAGAATACTTTCTGTTGTTGATGTATCTGTCTTTTCTTGTGTTAAAGGCGTATGAAGATGATTGGTTTTTAGCCTCTCTCCATAGATCTTTAGCGTAATTCAAAAGATATTCCTTACTTCCTTTTACTTCTTTAGGCTCAAAGGATGATGGGAACTGGTTTTCGGACTCAAATGCCATAGTACAGACTTATAGTTAAAATATGTCTCGCAAAATTAATTAGGACTTACAGAAATAATTTGTATATTTGCAGTCATTGATAAGCGTTTCTAAGGGGTAGGCTTCAACTCAACCCAACCACAGCAGGCAGGACTCTGCTGGATAGAGTTAAATTAACTGGGGTAAATCCAAGCTCTGTTCACGGAGTAACAACTTGGTCACAAGCGATGCAGTAGAGATGCTGTTACATGATCCCCGCCATTTGCAGGTATGGTATAGTTAAGGAGGCTGGTAGGAGTTAAAGAGTCCCACACTGTTTTTCTTTTCTTTTTTGTCTTAGGGCACAAGAAGATAAGTATCGCAGGTAAAGACTCCTGTGCCTAGAAATAAATAAAATATTACCTACTTGTTTGTCCAGTTTTTTACTACTTTTACCGGACATAAAAAAAATAGCTATGAAAGGATGGTTTCTATTTAACTACGGTATACTGTTAGACAACCTAACATCTTTAGTTGAAAAACACGCAGACAACGTATGGAGTAAGAAGTCTGTGTTTAATTACGCAAAAAGGAATAATCTACTCCAACCAAGTCCAGGTTATGTACCTGAGCAAGAGGGTATGCTGGAGTACGATATTCAAGTTACTAACCCAGGATTCGACAGTTTCACAGACACACAGAAAAAAGCTATTCTACTGCAAAGTATGTTAGAGGTATGTGTTACTGAAGAGTACTATGAGGTAGCTGCTGTTTTAGAAAAAGAAATGAGTAAGATAAAATGAAAAAAGCACCTACTTTAAATAAAGAGATAGCAAAACATAACTATCTTAATAAAGAAGACGGAGAACTTTTTTACAACATAGACTACAATAACGCACTAGACCTTGTAAACTCAGGAGAGTACGGACTTGCATGGATAAGTGTAGAGTGCAAAGACACTAAAGAGGATAAATATTTTTGGTACGTAACAAAATAAGTAATATGAGAAAGTTTTACAACAAATTCCACCCAGAGGTGAGCGCAACACAAAGAGAAGATGGTAACTACAACATCTACGAAAATGAAAATACCACTTACACTATCCAAACAAAAGATCAGATAGAGTATAATCCTAATTGGGTAAGTAATCCACAAGTAAAAGAATCTGTTAATTATAACGTGCCGGATGAGAATCTGTCGTCAATAAACCCCGACCATTATAAAACAGGCGGTAAGCAGGTGTGGGAGATGATGATAGAACTGTACGGAGTAGAGAAGTACAAAGCCTTCTGCGAGCTAAACAGCTTCAAGTACCGAATGAGAGCTGGGAAGAAGTCTAGTAAGATATACGAAGACATCAAAAAGGCGATGTGGTACGAAAGTAAACTTGAGGAACTGTAGCATGAATAAAAAAGAGCTTAAGTGGGAGTGCGAAGAGTGCGGAAGCAGTCAAACATCCAACCCCAAGGAAAGACACACAATGGACTGGTGCAAGTGCGGAAAGTCTGCTGTAGATTTAGAGGAACATTACGAAAGGTTTGTGGGAAGTGTTAAAATAATAGATACTGAAGATGACGGAAAATAAAGACAAGAGACAGCTAAAGACTGAGCCAAGGCTGAGAATAAAACTGACAGAGGAGCAAAAGGAAGTAGCTAGGCTGTTCTACGAGTACGATGTCAACTTTATAATTGGAGACTTCGGGAGCGGAAAGACCCTTACTGCTGTTTATCTTGCCCTAACATCCTTCAGAAAAAAGGAATTTAACAAAATATGGATCACTCGCCCGATGCTTAAGACCAAGTTAGCGGCCCTTCCTGGAAGTATTGACGAGAAGATGCAGCCGTACGTGTTCCCAATCTACCAAAACATAGGAGAGTGTCAGGCTGAGGCTTCGACAGAGAAGATGATAAAGGATGGTGTGCTTAAGATCATGCCTATTGAGGTTGCAAAGGGTGTAACATTCATGGACTCCTGCGTGATTGTAGACGAGTTTCAGGACATGGACTACCAAGACTTCAGGACCATCCTTACAAGGCTCGGGAAGGACTCTAAAATCATATTCTGTGGCTCCCCCCAGCAGGTAGACAAGACCATGGAGAAGACTAGCTGTTTAAAAGAGGTACTTAGACTTCGAGACAGTGGCATAGTAGGCTTCACAGAACTAAAGGCTAACCACCGTAACCCAGTACTCTCTAAGATAATAGACTACCTAGAAGGAAAGAAATGAAGATTAAAGATTTAAAAGTTGACATAATAACTCCTTGCAGTAGACCAGAACTACTTAAGGAGATAAAAAAGACAATACCAAAAGAGTGCAATTGGATAATTGTGTACGATTTAGGGCTAGAACCCGAAAATATTGGGGACGTAGAGATAAAATCAGTAGATAAGTCTATTTTCGGTAATAATTTACGGAATATCGGACTAGATATTACGTCTGCGGACTGGGTTTATTTCCTTGATGACGATAATATCATACATCCGGATTGGTGGGATACTGTAAAAGAATTAGAAGTGGATGATCACGAGATGATTAATTGGGGTCAGCTGCTAAAAGATGATTCTGTTCGACTTCTCCCCGCAAGAAATCCAAAAGTAGGTAATATTGATACAGCTTGTTTTATGGTAAAGAACACAGAAAAAAGATGGAATGAGAACGAGTACGTAGCAGACGGACTATTTGCATCCATACACAAGCCTTACACAATAAACGAGTATATCTGTTACTATAATTACCTGAGATGATGAACAAAGACAGGTACATAAAACCTCTGGTAGGAATATTTATAACTTTATTCATTGTTATTGGACTATTCCCTTTTATATTTGCACTTATATCCCTTTTACTGGCAATAGCGGGGGTATTAAAATAGTCAGGTGGCGGAATTGGTAGACGGATGCTTCCCAACTGAACAGCATACCTTTAACGGTTACAGGTTCGAATCCTTGTCCTGACGAAATCAAATGGAGGAAGGTGCGTAAAAAACACCTTCCAAAATTTAGTTATTCAAAAGATAGTTCGTATATTCGTGACTA